TTAACCCCAGACGGCTGCGTCATAGTCCGGCAGCTTGTTGATTAGGTGCTTCATGTAGTAATTCTTGGCGCAGACAAGGGCTTGATACAGCTCGCTCTTTGCGACATTACCCTCGTCACACTGGTACAGAAAGCACTCAAAGGTCTTCAGCATCTGCCAAGGTTTACTATCAGCCGTGTGGAGCCATTCGCCTACAGGCATCGCTTCGGGGGTGGCAGCATCCCGATTATATCGCTCACCGTAGGCCTGCTCATTCATGTGGTGAAGGATAGCGTAAATCTTTCGGCTGTCCAAGTCGACACACTTGCGCCCGAATTGAGCCGACCACTCAGAGCGGAGCAGTTCGTACAACTCCCGGCCGGAGTAGATACCATAACGAACGGTGCCCGACCAGCGGGCTGCATTGACAGCCCGGTCTAACATTGCCGCAAGGGCGGCGGTGGATTCGTTGTTGATAATAAAGCATGACATAAATAATTCCTCCTTGATTTTTGGCGTCAAGGAGGCTATAATATAAAAGCTCCTTGACTGTGTTTGTGTGGTAACAGATGTGGTCGGGTGCGTGGGCTTGTGCTGGTAACACTTGCCCGAATCCGGTGCTGCTGGTAACAGTGCCGGATTTTTTAATTTTGGGGTCGTTGTAGACCCTGCGCCATCAGGGCCTTTGCGAGAGCGCTTCGGCTGCCTTGCTCCCTGGTAAAGAGTTCGAACAGCTCCGGATCTTGGTTGCGGTTGATCTTCACTGTCAGCTTTATGACGTTTTCTCGCTCCCAGCTGATTTTTGCCTGACTATCCGCTATTGACTTCGGCCTCCTTTTGTGGTATACTTTTTTTACCGACTTGGGGGAGTGCTAGTCCCCCAAGTGGGCAAGGCTGTCGCCCGTGGCTAGACGGGAAGGCGGTCAACTCAAGATGGGTGAAATTGCCGCTTCTCGCTAGGGTACGGGGGCGGCTATTTCTTTAGGTTTGCACCCAGAGTGATAGCCGCAAGCAAAAGCATAAGTAACGCGATGGTTTCTGATACGCTCATGGCTGTCTCCTCCTTTCGGAGTGGACTGCCGCCTTGCGTAATTAAAATATCATGGGTCGACCCATTTGTCAACCCCTTTTTCAAAAAATTTTTCTGCTCGTTTTTATCGCCCGGCTGGGTGCTCCTCGTTGGAGCGCTCCAGCTGGGCTATTTTTATGCGAAAAAATATGTTTTCAGTATGGCGAAGTTTGAAAATAATTATAATAATATAGGCAGATATGGAGGTGCGAGTATGGCCGGAAACAGTAACAGCGGAAGAAATCCCGTGTTTGAGTTGTCTGAAAAGGAGCTTGCAAACAAAATCGAACAGTATAAGCAGGATCTGGAAGAGGGCAAGTTTGCTCGGGCTTCCTGGCCGCATTTTACGTCGTACATAAATTGTCTGGAGGACGAGGTCAAGGAGTTCATTGCTTGCTATTCGGATCAGCCGAAGAGCGCATATTATAAGCGGGCGAGGATGCTCAGGGAGGTTTTACAGTTCATCCGGGGTGAAATATTTTCCTCCAAGGCATGGACTGGACAGCAGGCGCAGCTTGCCAAACTCCACGGGGCCAAGGATTACGGGGACGGAATCGTATACAAGGACAAGGACACCAACACCGGCCCCACCAGCATCAATATTTGCTTCGGAGACGGTGACCCCAGAGCCGCAGAGGCTGCAAAGTAGCCCGAACGCAACCAAATATTTATTTTGTTGCGTTCGAATGGCGGTTTTTACCTTGTTTTACATATCTTTTCGGCATTTTGACGGCAAAAAGCGCAAACGGGCGCAATTCCACCGCTGGCGGACACTTTTGGGGCTGTGGTTGGGTGCTGGCGGTGGGTCGGCGCACCGGTCCCCATGTATCGATTTTTGGTCGGGCAGTGGAGGGGGTAGCGGAAAAGTGGGGTGGCTTCGCAGGATGGGGCGTAGATATATGCCACACATCCATTTTACACCACATTCACACCCCCTATTTTCACAGTATATTTCGCACCTTTATCCCCTGATTTTCACGCCATGAAGCGGCCACAATTTTCAAATTGCGGCGGAGGTATTATAAGGGTTGGTCTTATATAAGACTAAGCTTTATATATAAGACTTAGTCTTATATATAACTTACCTATATATAGCTTAGTATTATATATATTATATACAATTAGTAGATTCGATTTCAGACCATTCCCGAGAGGGGGTGGCAGAAAAACAGGTGGGGCATTTTGATTGTGCCTGCCCGAAAAATAAAAATGCCGGCAAAGCACAGATGGAGGTGCAGCGGATCGATAATCCGAAGGTCGCTGGTTCGAGCCCAGCTGCCGGTACCAGTCCGAAAGGATGCCTTGCCACGGGTCAAAAAAGTGGCGGCGCACTAGCTCAGATGGCTAGAGCTGTAGTGTCCCGGGTTCGAGTCCCGGGTGCGTCAAAGCGGTTGCCCTGCGCCGAAAGTCAGGGAGGAAGGGAGAGAACCGTGGTAATCAGCGAAAGGGGCTTTATCGTCTGCCCCCAATGTGGAAAGCGGACGAAAGTCAAAATTCAACCGGACACGGTGCTGAAGCGGTTCCCCCTCTTCTGTCCGTGGTGCAAAAAAGAAACAATGATTGATACATAATACGCCGGAGCCTAGAGCCAGTGCGGTCACCTTAGTGGTGGTCACACTGGCTCTTTTTGTTTTTTCAGGGAGGGATACCGTGGCGGCAAGAGAAACGAATACGGACAAGCAGGTTATCACTGCCAACATGGGCCATCCAAACTCTGAGCCGCAATGGCTGTTCTTCCTGAGCCGGACGAAATACACCTGCTATGGCGGTGCTCGTGGTGGCGGAAAGAGCTGGGCAATCGTCCGGAAGGCGGCTTTAGCGGCCTATAACTACCCCGGCATTCAAATCATTATGCTGCGCCGGGAGTATGACCAGATGGAAAACCCCATCATTACCCCGATGCTGGGAATCCTCGCTCCCGGCACCTACCAATACAACAAGACAGACCACCTCCTGAAATTCACCAACGGCAGTCAAATCAAGTTCGGAAATATGCCGGACTATGACGCAGCCACCGGTGGCAAGTATCAGGGACAAAGCTTCGACTGGATGTTCATCGATGAGGCGACCCAGTTCACAGAAAGCGAGTTCCGAGGGCTGGCAGCCTGCGTCCGTGGCGCCAACGACATTCCGAAACGAATCTATCTGACCTGCAACCCCGGCGGTGTTGGGCATTTCTGGGTGAAGCGGCTATTTGTAGACCGGCAGTTTAAGGATGACGAGAATCCGGACGACTACACGTTCATCCCTGCCACAGTGGATGACAATGTGGATCTGGTCAAGGCGAATCCTGATTACGTTAAACAGCTGGAGCTACTGCCGGAGGACATCCGCAGGGCGCATCGCTACGGCGACTGGAACGCCCTGTCCGGGGTGTTCTTCGAAGAGTTCACCGATGGTGTCCATACCTGCAAGCCCTTCCCGATTCCGCCTCATTGGCAGCATTACAGAGCCTTTGACTATGGTCTGGATATGTTCTTCTGCATCTGGGTGGCGGTAGACGAAACAGGACGATGCTATGTATACCGGCAGTTCGCAAAATCTGGCATGGTGGTCTCCGATGCGGCGCAAGCACAGCTGGAGCTGACCAGACCCGATGAAAATATCTACTTTTCCATTGCGCCGCCGGATATGTGGAGCCGGAACCGAGAGAGCGGCAAAACGCAAGCGGCCATGTTCGCTGAGCACGGCGTGGGGCTGGTTCGGGCGGACAATAACCGGAAACAGGGCTGGAGTGCTCTAAAGGAGCTGTTCAAACTCCGCACGTCGGATGGGTTGCCCAGTCTGCGGATATTCGATACCTGCGGCAGTCTGATTGATTGCATTAAGAGCCTGCTCCATGACAAAAACGACCCCAATGATGTGATGGACAAGCCTCACGATATTACCCATGGGCCGGATGCCTTGCGGTATTTCGCCCAGACTTATGTCCTTCCGGCGGAAGCCCTTCGGGAGGAGGAGTACGAGGAGGAAACCACAGAAGTGGATTACCAGACCGCCATGTGCGGCGGTGCTGTCACCTCCAGCTACATTTACGCATGATTCCATCAGCCTACCAGAGCTGTGGAGATAAATGGCCTACCAGAGCCGAATTTGAAAGGAGAAACACATGGAAGATCAGGAATTGGATACCGGCTATGCTGAGTTCATGGCGGCCTTTGACGATGACTTCGGCAACCAGACTGAGGTTGAGGACGAGGGCGCACAGGACACCGGCGAGGATGTCGGTACAGACACCGGCGACAAGGAGGAACAGCCTGACGGTGGCGAGGGTGCTCCGGCTGAGCAGGATACGCCTCCGGATACGAAAATGCCCGAGGGCGAGGATGCTCCGGCAGCTGAGGAAACCTTTACGCTGAAAATCAACAAGGAGGAGCGCACCTGCACCCGTGAGGAAGTGATCAGCCTTGCGCAGAAGGGTGCGGACTACGACCGGATTAAGGGCAGGCTCTCCGAACAACAGGCCACGATGGATTTGCTGGCGGATTTCGCCAAGGAGAGTGGTACGGACATCCCCGGTCTGCTGGATAACCTTCGTCTGAATCTGCTGAAAAAGCAGGGGCTTTCTGAGGATGTGGCGAAAGAACGGCTGGCTCGAGAGAAGCTGGAGCGTGAAAACGCTGCGCTGAAAGCGTCGGCGACCCCCGAAGCTACCGCCGAAGAAACGCCCAAGGAAAAGGCCCAACGGGAAATTGCAGATTTTCAGAAGGCATTTCCGGACGTTCCCCTGACGGATCAGCTGTATGAAAAGCTGAAATCCGACATTGTAAACGGTGGATTTTCCATGACGGATGCCTACCGCAGGATGAAGGACCGTGAACAGGCGGACCGCATCAAGGAGCTGGAGGCGCAGCTCGCGGCAGAGAAGCAGAACAACGCCAACCGTGCCGCGTCTCCCGGCAGCCAGAAGGATTCCGGCGGTCGGCGCAAGAAAGACGATTTTGATGATTTTATGAGGGCTTTGGAATAAACCCTCGATGAAAAGGAGGAAATGTACATATGGGTAGTGTTATCCATTTTGATGAGAAGTACAAGCAGGGTCTGATGGATACTTTCAATAAGGCGTCCGAGACCGACGATATGTTCTGCCATGATCTGGATATGGAGTTTTCCGGCGTGAAGACCGTCCATGTCACCAGCCTGCGGACCGAAGCCCTTCAGGACTACAACCGCAGTAAGGAGGTCGGCACCGGCAGCCGTTACGGTCGCACTAAGGAAGTGGGCAACGAGGTTCAGACCTTTACCATGACCCAGGACAAGTCTCTGAGCCTGTCCATCGACAAGGGCAACAACAAGGAGACCATGGACAAGGCCAAGGTCGGCAAGGTCATGAAGGCGGAACGGGAGGAGCGCATCGTCCCCGAGGTCGACCGCTACCGCCTGAATAAGTGGGCGAAGGATGCCGGCATTCACAAGGAACTGGCTGCCGCTCCCACCAAGACCACCATCGTATCCCAGATTATGGAGCTGCACAACGAGATGCTGGATGCCGGTGTTCCCGACCAGCTTCAGCTTCGGATTTCCCGGGCGTATATGCCCACTCTGAAGCTGTCCAGTGAGTGGACTGCGCTGGACAGTCTGGGCGGCAAGACCCTGCCCAAGGGCTGCATTGGCGAGTTCGACAACATGGCGGTCAAGCCCATGTCCACCAAGCGGATGCCTGCGAACGTGCCCTTTATGATTACCTACAAGGGCTCCCTGATCTCCCCCATGAAGATTAACGACTTCAAGGGCCACGTAGATCCCCCCGGCCTGTCCGGCGATCTGCTGGAGTTCCGGATGATGTACGATGCGTTCGTGTTGGGCAAGAAGTCCAGCGGCGTAGGCGTTGCTTGCCTGCCGGGTACGGTGGTTAAGACCCCCACCGTCGCAGTCGCCGACGGTAAGGCCACCATCCAGTGTGCTACTGCCGACGCAGTAATTTATTACACCACCAACGGCTCTGACCCCCGGTACAGCACTGACGCACAGCTCTATACTGCGCCTGTTGCACTGACTTCCGGCGATGAGCTGCGTGTGTATGCCGCAAAGACGGATATGTTCTGGTCTGCTGTGGCAGAGCACGACATGGCGTAATCACAATAAGGGGCGGATTTCCGCCCCTTTAGTCCCATAAGGAGGAATTGAAATGGTTATCTGCATCATTTTGAGCAGCCTTGCACTGACGGCTGCGGCAGTTTGCGCGGTGGTTACCGTGCGAGAAAGAAAACGCAGTCGTGAGTGGATTGCTGGTCAGCTGGAGGATTCCGATAACGAATGGCGAAGAATCCTTGATGAGCGCTCTCGATCGCTTACTGCCGAAATTAATTGTCTGGGACGGGAGTTTCCCGAAATGACCAGACGATTGGATCGAGCCTGGGCTGGCCAGTTGAAAGCCCAGGGACAGGCGTGGGAAGATGCACTGCGTGCTGTACAGGGGCGCATTGATAATCTGGAGCATGGTGCGGTGCCGGATTATGAAAAGGCAAAGGCTGCCGCAAAGGCCGTGGATGATTTCCATGATGGTCTTGCCAATATCCTCAATTACGACCCTTACGAGATGGCACGCCGCAATAGAGACGGCGGAGGTGATGGAGCATGAGCAAGGTGAAAGCCCCCACTCATGAGCAGATCCAAAAGAATTTTGAAAAGGCCTTTGCGTTCAAACAGCAAATCGGCCTTTACGAAACTGTCAAGGTCAACGAGGATTTCTTTATCGGCAACCAATGGGAAGGCGTTCAGCACAACGGACTGCCCACACCTATGTTTAATTTCCTGAAACAGGTGGTTTTGTTTCAGGTGGCGACCATCACCAGCGATAATCTGGCGATGCAGGCTACGCCGTTGCCCTCGGTTAGCCCCTTGCCGATAGCCCAGATTGAGAAAATCTGCGAGGTACTAAACCACCAGTACGCCGCCATCATTGAGCGGAATAACATCGTCGGTAAGCTGCGGCAGTTTATGCGTGATGCCGCTGTGGATGGTGACGGCTGTATGTACTTCTGGTTTGATCCTACCATCGAAAACGGGCAGAAGGTCAAGGGCGAAATTGTCGCGGAGATCATCGAGAATACCCGTGTTCATTTCGGTAACCCCAACTGTCGGTCGGTGCAGGAACAGCCCTATATTATCCTTTCTCGCCGGGCGCTGGTAGAGGATGCTCGCTGGCTGGCGAAGGGATACCAAAAAGACGGGGTCTGCGGTATGGAAGATTTGGGTCAGATTACCGCCGACAGCGAGAAATTCAACAACAAATACGACAGCTACACCGATGATAAGGTGACTGTACTGACCTATCTTTACCGGAACCGAGAGACCGGTACGATTTGGTGCACCGAAGCGACAGAAAAGGGCATCCTGCGCAAGGCTTATGACACCGGATACCGGCTATATCCGCTGGTATGGCTGAACTGGGATTACATACAGGACTGCTACCATGGGCAGGCCATGATTACCGGCTTGATCCCGAATCAGAAGTTCTACAACAAAATGCACGCCATGGTGGGCATTTCCTTGATGACCACCGCTTTCCCGAAGGTGGTATATGACCGAAACCGGATTCGCTTTTGGGATGGCAGTGTCGGTTCTGCTGTGGGCGTCAACGGCAATGTGGACAACGTGGCTAAGACCATCAGTGGCGCATCGCTCAGCCCCCAGATTCCGCAATTTTTGGAGATGGTAGCTGAAAAGACCCAGTCTTTCCTCGGTGCGTCCAAGGTTGCACTGGGTGACAGCCGGCCGGACAACACCTCGGCAATTATCGCCCTCCAGCGTGCCGCTAATACGCCCATGGAGCTGACAAAGCAGAATATGTATCAGTGCGTAGAGGAAATGGGACGAATCTGGCAGGATATGATGTCTGTCCGTTATGGTACCCGGATGGTGGAGGTCAACATGAAGCTGGACAAACCCGGAGAGCAGCCTCTGGGGATGATGCTGCCGCCGCAAGTATTTCTCCAGCCGTTTGACTTCAAGATTCTCGGGGATTTCCCTGTGGCAGTCAAATTGGATGTGGGTGCCAGCTCTTATTGGAGCGAGATGGCCAATATGCAGACGCTAGATAATCTGCTGATGAACAAACACATCACCCTGAAACAGTATCTGGAGCGGTTGCCTAGCGGTTACATCAGCAAAAAGCAGGAGCTGATTCAGGAAATTGAAGCCATGGCGGCGGCACAGATGCCGGTGATGGGTGGCGGCACCGGTATGGCGAAAGAAAGTATTGACAGTATGCCTGTAAGCGGTGGCGCCGGAAACGGCGCACTTCAACGGGCACTGAATAGACAAGGAGCGTAGGATTATGGCACTGGACAATTTTCTGGAGGACGTGGAGGTTATTCAGAAGCTGGGCACGTTCCCTAATGCGGAAGATGGCTTGACAGCGGAGGATCTGAAGGCCAAGTTTGACGAAGCCCCCAAAAAGATTAAGGAATATCTGAATAATACGCTTATCCCTGCGTTCAACCGAATGAAAGAACAAAGTGAGGAGTTCACTGTCACCGTCACCGGCAACGATGCGGACGGCTACGTTGCCGACAAGACCTATGAGGAGATTCAAGAGGCTCGGAAACAAGACCAATCCTGTGTTTGCGATTGTGCTGGTCTGCTGATGCCTCTGGTAATGCTGGGCGGCGATGCTCAGTTTGACACTGTGTGGAATGGTCAGGAGTATCGTGTATACATTAGCCCCACGGGCAATGTGAGGGTAGATATTTCGGAGCTGGGCGGTGGCGGTTCTGGAGGGTCGGGTGTGTATGTTGGCACTGAGGAGCCAACGGACCCCAATGTCTATGTCTGGATCAATCCGGAGGGCGATGCGGATGAGCCGGAAAGCGGCGCTGAATATGTACTTCCTGTTGCCACTTCCGAAACGTTAGGCGGTGTCATGCCGGTTGCCAAGACAGATGATATGACCGTGCCTGTTGGCGTGGATGCTCTCGGTAGGCTGTATGCGGAAGCTGGGAGCAATAATGGTGGCATTGATTTGCCTACCGGCGAATGGAAGCAAGTATTTGGCTTTACTACCACTGAGGAAGTTAGCATTCTAAAAATCGATGTTAAGGATATTGTGGAAACGCTTATCAACTCAAAGAAAATGATGATTAAGTTTGAGGCAATGCCTGTTTCAAGCTCTGCGGTTATTGGCTCGAATCCTACTGGTACTTTTAAGTGGATAAGTGGCGGCGCAGAGCGTATTTGGTTGAGCAACGCAATGTTTTTACCGTGGGGGACTGCCGAATCAGGGGAAGCGCACACAGGCGTATTGGAAATA